TTTATCAAGATTCTACATTTTTAAATGCTGATACACCTAGCGGTGAAAGCACCGCAAATTATGTTAAGCAAATGGAAACACAATTGCCATTTACTGTTACTGATACTATGGCTCAAAGATTAGGAAGAATTGCGTTAAAAAGTCAAAGACAAACAACATCAATAACTTTATTAACAAGTCTTAAATTTATGAGATTACAACCTAATGATTGGGTTTATGTAACAAACACTAGATTAGATTATTCACAAAAAGTGTTTGAAGTTATATCTACTAATATGGAAGTTATTTCAGATGATGATGTTCCTATTTTAGCAACTAGATTAGAACTCAAAGAAGTAGCATCAAGCGTGTTTGATTTTGCAACAAATGATTACACAACAGGACAATCAGAAGGAAGTGATGTAGGAACTGGTGATTACAGTGTGACTGCACCAACAAATCTCTCTCTAGCACAACAGAACGCAATTGACGGCACGACCAGTAAGGTAGACATACTCGTTAACTGGACAAACAACGCTAGTGATAAAGTAACGCTAACAGAAATCACTTATAAACTAAGTACTGATAGCAACTACACCTCTGATTTCACAGCAGGTAAAGGAGTTAATAAGGCATCTATTCCTAATGTAGTGGTTGGTAGCACCTACAATGTAAAGATAAGACATATAGATGTAAATGGTGTGGCAAGTTCTTATACTAGTGCAGTAAATATTACAATTGCTGCAGCTTCAACTGCACCATCAACACCTACAAACCTATCAGCATCATCAAGTAAAGGTCAAATACTTGTTTCTTGGACTAACCCTAATAATACCGACTTAAGGGCAGTAAAGGTATACAGAAAAACAGTAGACTCAACACCCACAAATGATGATGACTTGGTAGACACTCTTACAGGTGAGCCTAACGCAGTAACAACAACAGTCTTTGGAGATCAAGACGGACTTACAGCAGGAACTACTTACTTCTTTTGGGTAAGGGCAATAAACCATTCAGGGCAACACTCAAGTTTTAGCAGTTCTGTGAGTGGTAATTTTGCTGCAGCAGGTGTTGCTGATGGTTCTATCACAACTCTTAAACTTGCAGCAGAAGCAGTCACTAACGCAAAAATAGCTGTAGATGCTATACAGGGTGATGTTATTGCAGCAGGAGCAATAACAGAAGCTAAACTTGGAACTGATGCCGTTACTTCAGCTAAGATTGCAGACAATGCAGTAACATCAGCAAGAATAGCTGCAGATGCTATCACTACTGCAAAGATTGCAGATGATGCTGTAACGAATGCACTTATAGCAACAGATGCAGTTAATCAAGACTCTATTGCAGCAAACGCAGTTACAGCAACGCAGATAGTTGCAGGAACTATTACTGCTAGTGAGATTGCATCAAACGCTATAACAACAGCAAAGATTGCAACTGGTGCAATAACAGCAGGTAAAATAGGAGCAGGAGAAATAACTGCAACGCAGATAGCTTCTGATACTATCACAGCTAATCAAATAGCTTCTGATGCAATTACAGCAAATGAACTAGCAGCAAACTCTGTGACCGCAGCAAAAATAACAGCTAACACAATTACAGCTTCAGAGATTGCAGCCAACACCCTTACAGCGACTGAAATTGCAGCAGGTGCAATAGCAACAGATCAATTGGCAGCAGATGCAGTAACGGCAGCGAAGATAGTGGGTGGAACTATTACAGCCACAGAGATAGCATCTAATACTATTACTGGTGATAGAATTAATGTTGACACTTTAGATGTAAAACATTTTGCCGATGTAAGTGCAGATATAATTAATCAAACAAGTGGTACAGTTCCTTTAGCTGTTTACAGTAGTGCAAGTCAATTTGATGGTAGCTTTCCTGGTGACCAACAAAATAATACTGAAACAACTTTTTTACCTATTACAGTAAATAATGTAAGGAATGGTGCAACATATCAAGTTTTATATAGTGCTGTTTTAGGTGATACAAGACAAGGTAAAATACAATATTGCTTTGATTCTAGTTTTTCAAGTAATGTGACAACTTTATCACCAGTTGTTTCTAGTGATGCAGGAACATTTAGAACCTATGTATTTATGTGGCAAGGAACTATTAGTGGTCTATCAAGCAGTCAAGAAACTGTTTTTTGGAGAATTAATTGGATTGGTGGCACACACAACAGTTCATATCAAAGTATGTATGTCTATATGGATAATACAACATGATTGATTATACAATTTACAACACTAGCACAGGCTTAATACACACTACTGGTACAAGTGGTTGTGATAGCGTAAATGATATAGTTTTGAATAGTGGCGATAGTATTATTGAAGGTATTTACAAACAAGATGCATACAAGATTATTAGTGGCACTCCACAAGCATATACACCTAACTTCTTAAATAGACTTAGAAAAAAAAGAGATTATCTTCTACAACAATGTGATTGGACACAAGGTAATGATAGTCCTTTATCAACTTCAAAAAAAACAGAATGGGTAACTTATAGACAAGCTTTAAGGGACTTACCTGCTAACAATTCTAGTGCAACCAGTTTTAATGATGTAACATTTCCAACAGAACCAACATAACAGGAGTAAATTATGGATAATATGGGTAGTGGTCGTTTTGGTGGCGACATGGATAGAAACGAAGTAGAAATGGACTTAAACAAGTTCATGGCTATGATTCAAGAAATAGGTGAACTAAAAGATAAGATCAGAGAACTAGAAGATGTAACAAATGTTAATCCACATCAAAAATGGATCCATTTAGCACAAGCTGTAGACTCATGGCGTATTTTTCCAAGAGCATTCTTAACTGTTTATATAATTCTACTTTATACAACTGTTATGTGGTTTATGGGTTTAGATGAACCAAGCTTTGAACAATCAGGTCTTATATCGGTAGTTGTCGGTGCAGGTGCAGCATGGTTTGGTTTATATGCTGGTACTTCAGGAGCATCTAAGAGTTTTAAAGGCGAAGGCAGTAGCGAATAATGGAAGCATTTGACCTTATAGAAAAGGTCGGACTACCCATAGCTAGTGGTTTAGTTATGGGTTATTTTATATTTCTTATAATGAAACAAATGATGACTGGTCTGGTCAATAAAATAAAAACAGTAGAAGGAATAGCCAAGATGCTTATCACAAGAGCATCAATAATGAATAACGATATGATTCGCATTGATACAAGTGTATCTAGTGCTTTAAATTTAGCACCTGACCTAGATAGAATAGCAAGAGCAGAAAACTTTGTAGAAGATGGGAAGATAGATGCAAGGCGTGATTGATGGACATTGTTCTTTTAATAGAAAAGTTTGGATTTACAACAGTTATGGTAGTTGGTCTTGGTTATTTTGTTTACTATGTTTGGATCACAATTACTAAAACTGTTGAACCTGCAGTATCAGAAATGCAAAAGACAATAATAAGACTAACTGACCAACTTCGCCTATTAGACCAAGATATGATACGATTACAACAGAAAGTTAATACAATCTTAGAACTAAAGGAGAGTGAAACTTATGGAAAAGAAGAAAAGAGGAAGACCAAAAAAAATTGACATAAATAAAAAACAAGAAAGCGATGTTATTTATAAAGTTGTAGCTGTAATTGGTGTTATGTTGTTTGTAGGTATATTTGCTCAGAACCTTTGGTCAGACACTATTACATTTAAGTTTAAATCACCTTCTTTTAGTGGTATTAACACAAGTTCACATTTTTTGACAATAGAAAATCAAGAGTTCAATCGCAGACAAAAAATTAAAGATGAAATAAAATCTGCTGTAGAAGAAGCAGAAAGAGACAAAGAAAACTCTACAGTACAAAGATTCATTCGTAACTTTGAATCAAGAGTATATGCAGAATTAAGCAGACAGCTTATCGCTAATTTATTTGGTGAAACGCCACAAGACAGTGGAACTATATCATTAGAGGGTAATACAATAGAATACTCATCTGATGGCACATATTTAACACTTAAAATAACTGAAGCTGATGGCACGATTACCAATATTACAATTCCTATCGGTTCTTTTACTTTCTAGTTGTTCTATATTTGACCAGTTTGAAGATACATACGAGCAAAGATTTAAAGAAGATGATGTTGTCAAAATAGACAAACTACATAATAAAGAATTAGCAAATGTGCAGAAACCTATAGTACAACCTATTGTTGCTGTATATCCTGCATCATTCACTGACCAAACTGGTCAAAGAAAAAG